AATGGCTTTGCGATGATATCAAAGTTGTAACGCAAATAACATACCAAACGAGCCACATTTACTCTATCCAAAGCAGAACTTACAGGATGCAATGTTTTTTGACCAAACACCACTAATCCTCGCCCAGGCTGATTGGATATGGGGTTGATTGCTGCGCGATTTTCAGTTAGTCCAGCATACATCACATCTCGTTGTCCTTGATTTAGTACAACCGGGGTAAACTCACCTTCAGAATTCAAATATCCAACCTGAGTTGCATTTTGTACCAAGCCACGTGTGTAACCAGCAGGAGCAAACCAAGGATAAGCAACCTGATCGTTATACGCCATAGTGCGCAATATCATGTGACTTGGAGGAACCATAACTTGGTTGCCCGTTGTGTCAAGTGTTAGGCCCCATGGATAGTAGATTGCAGAGTAAGTGTATTGCGGTCCCACAAACCCTTGTTCGTTGTTGTTTGTTCCGCCTTTTGTGTTGCGCAGCCAGTTAATTAGTGAAGTTGCGGAAGGTGCCAAACGTGCTGGAGTATCACCAATAATGAATGCAATTTCGCGCTTGTCTACATTCAAGTCTCGCATTGTGCCAAGCAATTCTGGATATCCAGGCACTGCAATCAAGTTGTAAAACACATCCTCAGCACGGATGTCTTCGTTTGTAATAATTGCCGAAGCAAGTGATTCGATGATCACTTGACGTTGTGCCAAGCGACCCATGTATGGTGCACCGTTTAGCTGATTACCAGATACTGTTACCCAACGTCCTTGATTATTAGCAGTAATAGTGCCGGCTGGGAATACTGCATCGCCTACCGAATATTCAGCATCAATAAACTCAGAAAACCAATTTGGCTGCCATTGTTTTACATTGAATGTGGAATAACGAGTGTTAAACAGTAACATGCCAGTTGGATATGTGCGTGGGTCAGCAAATGCTGGGTCATTTTGCACAGAGTTACCAACATCAGGATCAACATAATCAGATACCAAAAGGTCCTGAATGCGTGTGGATCCATTAGCTTGGCCGTTTGCAGTTGCACGAGCATCTTGAAACACAATACCAAAAGGTGTGGATTGATCTGTGGTATCAATGGGAATCCAAGTTTGTTCTGCAGAGCTGTATCGATAAATTGCTGGGTATGAATCTAGCATATCCAAAGCAGTGTTGATCCAAATATCATTTTCCACAAGCGGTGCGCCAGTTGACTGAGTCAATGGTGGTGATGCTTGTAGTTGTGGACCGTTTGGATCTGTTAGCGGATAAATATTTCTAAATCCTCGCCACTCATTACCATCGTTAACCAAAATATCTGGTGTGTTGATTACAGAGTTATACCAAAGCGTACCGGCTGCTGGAGGTGTGGTAGGTGCAGATACACCAGCTTCATATACCAAGTCTTCCCACTTAGAGTAAGTAAACTCGGGGATACCAAATGCATTTAATGGCGTACCAAGCACGTTGACAAGTGTTAGAGTTAATCCTCTGGAGTTTGTTATTCTTAGCTGTCCAGAAGCGTTTGAAGCCGTAATATTAGTAATGCTCAAGCCGCTCATTGTGTTGTTTATATCGATAACAGCTTGATTTATGTCTGTTCCAGTCAGTGTGATGTTGATGGTTCTTGCAACATTGTTTTGATCCAAGAATTGCATTTGGAACTGATCGCCTGGAGTTGTAGTTGGAGAAATAGTTGTGCCAGTTACCAAAAGTGGGCCGGCGCCGCTCCAACGCTTGATCACATGCGAAGCAATTGGCTTACTTTGAGTGCCATACACATTGTAGTAAACATATAATGTTCCTGCACCAACTGATGTACCCAATGCCAAACTCGCAGTGTCATCAGAGGAATATAGTGGAGCTGTTAGCAATGTCCATTGTTTAGTAAAACGTGAGTAAATCTTCACGCTCCAGTTTGCACCGTTTGTAGGTGTTGTGGTTTTTATCCAAATATCGCCGTTTACAGAATTAGTTGGTACGTTAAAATGCGGGGCGTAAAATAGTCTGCTACCGCGTCGATTGGAAATTCCCAAAGATATAAGTGTTTGAGTGTTTGTACCCAATACAGCGTTAGCAGTTGCGCCGCCGCCTCCGCCGCCTGCAATAACAACAAAAGGAGGAGTGGTGTAACCGTCACCACCATTTGTTGGGATGATTTCACTTACACCATATATGAAGTTAAATTTTGCTGCTTGACCGGGGCCAGCAACTGCTTGCATTGGAACGTTCAAGCCTTCGAAGCCTGTGCCCAACGGGGCAGGCAATACTGAATACTTGCCAGCATTGATTACTTCTACATTGGAAATACCGCCGCTTACTGCTTGAATTGGACCAAATACTGCTGCACCCGAACCACTGCCACCCGTAGTTGCTGAAGCAGTTAGTGTTAGTGTGAAGCTTGCGCCCGATCCGCCTGTTAGACCAGTAACAGTTACTGGATTTGCAGGAGCAACTGTGTAGTTGCCTGTAGTGTTAACTGCTACGCTAGTCACTACACCGCCCGTCACAGTAACTTGCAATGTTGCTGCGGAAGTAAAGGTTCCACCCACCACAGTGCAAACATACACGCCATTAGCATATCCAGCGCCAGGTGTTGTAATTGTAACGCCCGATACTGATGCTGTTGGAGGAGCAGAGTAGTTGCCGCCTTTCCAAATTTCTGTGTTGGTAATTTCCCCGTTCGTGCCAACGCCGGTTACAATTAGTTCTGCTGCAACGCCAGTTCCGCCGCCTACTGTAATAATATCACCAACTACGTAACCAGTTCCTGCTGCTAGCAAGGTGTAAGAAGTGGAGAAGCGGTTGTAAGAGTTTACACTTAACACGCGCAAACGAGTTGCTTGTGAACGAACTCCGCCTTGTGCTTCCAAAAAGTCGCCAACAGACCAGTTAAATCCTGGATCAAACAATCCCGGAACACCAACGTTACCTAGTTTGGTACCAGAATCAGTTATTGATGTTGATGCAGAGAATGTTGCATTTTGACCAGTACCACCCAATAGTGAAATAGGATTTGTAGGCGGCACAGTATATTGGCCAGCAGAAGAGATGTTTTCCAGCTTGATTGATCCGGTTAATGTTGCAGTTGACACAATATTAAACGCCGCACCCACGCCAGATCCACCAGTTGGCGAGTTCAAACCAAGTGTAAAGTTCAAATATTCGCCAACATCTCGCAATATCCATCCATTGTTTGCAATGATACCAGATCCATCAACTGCTGTGACTTCAATTTGAGCTGGATAGTTGAAATTGCCGCCTGTAACAGTTAAAATATCACCAACTGCATAGCCAGATCCGCCCGAAGTTAGAGACACTTGATCCAAACGTGTTAGAGCAGACAATGTTAGATCAAATGCAAAGTTTGTACCACCTCCAGGCCATGCTGGTCCAGATACTTGAACCAAATCAGCATCAGTAAGTGAAATTGGACTGGATGGTGGAGAAAATACATAACCTGTGTTTAGTGCAGTGACAGAGTTAACTGCCCCTGTAAAGTCAGTTGTGATTTGCAGTTCAATTGGGGTATCTTGCAATCCTGTTAGAGGTCCTGCGATGTTAAACACAAAGATAGAGCTTGCAGGGTAGCCTGTTCCAGGATTAGTAATAGTCAAGTTGCTTACTGCAAAATAGTTTTCTGTTGCAGCCACTGTCAAAGTAGCCGCAGATATGCTAGTGCCACCCACTGCGCTCAACAAATCGCCTACTGAGTAACCACTACCGCGACGTTTCATTGAAGTTCCAGAAACACTGAAGATTGTCTCTGAGACTGCTCCAACCCCGCCGCCTCCCGAGAAAGTCACAGTCGGAAGTGAAGTATAGCCAGTACCAGTATTAGTAATATTAACTGAGGCAACACGATTACCCAAGTCTGTTACAATTATATCGCCGCCCCGAATGTTAGTCAAAACAAGTTGAGTGGGCGTAGGATTACTTGCTACAATTGCTGGACGCAAATTGGATGGCAAAGAGGAAATAGCAGTATTAATATCCGTTACTGCTTGGTTTACTGAAATTGGTGGCATATTTGGTAACGTGCCATTGGTAAATGTCACTGTAACGGAGTTTGTGCCGTCGGAAATAGTAATATCGTCACCCGGTGTATAATTTTGTGCGTTTAGAGCACCAAACATAACAGTGGGAGTTGCCGCTTTCCAAGCGTCGGATCCTACTACGAACCAAAACGGCGTTGCGCCAATAATGTTCTGACCTAGAAAATCCTTTGGCGTAATTTTTTGAAAAATCACATTGTCGTTGGACAAAGTTACTACCGCTAAATCACCTTCTAAGCCAAGTGTTTGTTTTGGCGCAGTAAAGTCAATAACGTTAGAAAATCCTAGATTTACCAGTATCGAGGATCCAAAATTCACTGCAAGATTTAAATCTCCGGAAATTGTGTTTCTCAAGAAAAGAAAGTATTGATTGGAAATAAGCAAAGTAGCTGCAACAACGTTTGGAATGTTGGCTGCGTTGATTTTAGCAACAATGTTGCTTAGTGTGTCAGAAGTCAACAAGCTTACATTGACGCCGTTGATTTGCAACACACCGTTTGCTGCAATGGGCTGTGAGCTCAAGCTAGTGAAGCCAATTGAACTCAAAAGATATGTTTCGGTTTCGGCAACTGTGTCAACCACAATAGGTGGCTTGCTCTGCCATGCCAAACCAGGCACTGCATTGCCGTTGCTTTGGAATGTGCCCCAAGCAGTTGAAAGGGTATCCAACCAATATGTGCCCGAAAGTGCTTCACCGCGCGGTTCAGAAACACGAGGAAATAGCGAGTTCAAATCCACATCTGCTCGTAGCACGTAAGCAGCGTTGGAAATCCCCAAATACTGGTAAGCAGCAAGCAATCCGTATTCGTTGAGTTCGTAGCCTTGTATTACAGATCCTTGATCTTGATAAAATGTAGGATTTCCGAAAAGCTGAATTAATTCGCGCTGCGACGTTACTGAAAACAACGAGTTACCAGTTCCTGGCACTGTGCCGGGACTTACGCCCGCACCAGTTACAGAAGCTTTATTTGCGCCAGTAGCAATAACGATGAGTGGAACGGTTCCTGGACCAGATGTTGTGTAAACCGATTCATCAATAACTGAAACATCAACGCCGGGTGAGACTAATATAGCCATACTTTTTGATCCTTTAAATGTAAAATACTGCATCTATTTATATTTTTTCAAGAAATAGCCGGCGTATTATTATAAGTAATTGTATGTTTGACCATGATTTTTTTCAGTTACTCGAGTCCAATAAAATTAATAAATTACAAGTTTATTTAAATAAGAATCCAAAAATTTTAGAAGAATTAAAAGAAAGAACCTCTTTTTTAAATTCTCCTTCCATTTCCGAAAGACTTTATTGTATAAAATACAACATCAAATCCACACCCATGTGTGAAAATAAAAAAGAATTAAAATACAAAAAATTTGGACAAGGATATGGAAATTTTTGCAGCAATAGTTCAAAAGTCTGTGCGTGCCGGCAATCTAAAATAAAGAATAAAAAAATCAAAACCAATTTAGAAAAATACGGCACTGAATGGCCATCTCAAAACAAAAAAGTAAAAGAGAAATATCGAAAAACAAATTTGGAAAGATATGGAGTAGATAATTGGGCCAAAACTTTAGAATCAAAAAAAATAAAAACTTCTTTTTGGCAAACAATATCATCAGATAAAAAAGCCAATATTTCAACCAAAAGACAAATAACAAATCTAAAAAAATATGGCGTGTTAAATCCATCACAAATTGAAAATGTCAAAGAAAAAAAGAAGCAAACATTATTAAAAAACCATGGAGTAGAATTTTTCAAACAGAAAGATATTAGTAAAGAATCCTTAGAGATTCTCAATAACGAACAACGATTTAGAGAACTAATCACAGGAAAAACTATCAAATACATACAAAATTTTCTAGACGTTAATGCAACAACGGTAACAAATTATTGCCATCGTTATAGATGCCGCAATCTGCTCAAAATGGATCGTTCTTCAAAATTAGAAGATGCTATCAAACAAATATGTCAAGAAAATCAAATTACATTTTTACAGAATAGTAGAAAAATAATTCCTCCCATGAAACTGGATTTTTATTTCCCTGAATCAAACTCAGGCATTGAATGCCATGGATTGTATTGGCACTCGGAATTGGCGGGCAATAAAAACAAAGATTATCACTATAACAAATGGCAAGAGTGTCAAAAAGCTGGAATTAACTTATATCAATTTTTCGAGGACGAATTTGATAATTCGTTTGACATAATCAAAAGTAAAATTTTATATCTGAACAAAAAACATCCAGGAAGAACCATAGGAGCAAAACACACCTACATAAATTGGATAAAATCATATGATGATGAAATTGAATTTTATAATAAAAATCATATACAAGGCCCGAGATCAGACCGAACATTTACTGCCGGAGCCTATATGAACTCAATTGACCTAGTTGCATGTATGAGTTTCAAATTTAATAAAAATAAAAATCTTTTGGAAATTGTTCGGTTTGCCACTGATATAAAAAATATATACCCGGGACTTTTTAGTAAAATATTAAATTGGTCAATTAAACAAATAAACTTCAAAGGAGCAGTTTCATCATGGAGCGATAATCGACACTCAAATGGTCATTTATATAAACATAATAACTTTGTGTATATTCAAGACCAAAAAGCTGGCTATTTCGTTACTGACTATGAAACTCGTTGGCGTCGGGAACATTTTATGAAGAACAAAATCAAACAACGCCATCCAGAAGTGGATTTATCAAAAACCGAATGGCAATTGGAACAGGAATTGGGTTATGATAGAATTTGGGATGCAGGTAAACGTCTTTGGATTAAACACATTTAACTGTCATCATTTAACAACTTAATAACAATTTCATCAACGGAATATGTAAATGCATCAAGCTCATTGTTATATATGATTCTATCCACTGCCGTTGCTGCACGAATCCATTCTGATGAATGAACTCCCAATTTCGATTCCATGAATTTTATCTGCGCAACGGATGGATTGGGATGTGTTTTCAAAAAATTCCGAGCATCTAGAAACCACCCAGGCAATTCGCCTCTTTGAATCTCCCAAACTTCTCCGCCCAAGCTACGAATCATTTGAATTTCATTGGGAAATCTACAGTCAGATACCACTATGTTGCCATGCACCGATGACAGTGTCTTCTTCAATCTCAGCACCCAAAAATCATTATGAACATGGTTTCTTACCACATTGGTTGCAAAATATTGTAAAGCTTTTCTTGGAGTAAATCCATCATTCCAGGATAATTCTCGAGTCCAAAACTCATCGGGTTGATCTCTCCATGCTCTTGATTCCGCCGAGTTGCCTTCCAACATGTGTCTAGGCCAATCAAATAATACAGAAACTGAATCCTTAAGAGCCGATGCAAATGACACTTCTCGAAAACCATGGTAATTCACAAGTCGATCAGCAGCAGTGCTTTTACCCGAACCAATCAAACCCACTAATCCTATAATCATACTTTTACGTCCTCAAACGCTGCAAATGTTTGCCAATATCCAAAACACCAATCATTAAATGCACTTGTATCAAAATTTAAATCAACCGCATTACTAGTAATTAACTAGTAATTGCACTTCGATTCAAATCTACCATGTCCCACGTTTGATCAATATTGTTTTCTGTGACTTTTTGTAAATCATAAGTCAAAAGCAATCTGGGGAAAAACTCCATAAACCCAAATCACAAAGAGATGAAATGCAACAATTACTAACCAAACTGAGTTTTTAACGGAATAGATTTGACAAAGTTCATAAAACTTTTGAGCTCTAGTCAACAAATACATCAGTATAATATATTGAATGGCTATTACGTTGTCAATAATCAACCTATTATAAAGCCATAACCCATACGCTGCTCTAGCTGTGTCGACAATTGCAAATCCAATGCCTCCATTTGTGCCAATGCTTCGCTTTTCATTTCAGCACCATTAAGAGCACTTCCTCCTTGTGGACCAGGTATTGACGCGAATTTTGAACGAGCTTCACCAATAATATACTTGCATTTGGCATATGCATATTCCCATATCCAAACCTTCGTGTATGGATCCGATAGCAACACAAAATCCGGCTTGTAATTGTAACACCACATTAAAATTTGCTCTTTCGCTAGTGGTCGGCGCATGATTGTTAGCTTGTGAAGTGCAGGTTCCCATGCAAAGTTAATATCACGTCCAAACATTCTACCCAACAATTCCTGATACTGCATATAAAAATCATATGTTGCCAAGCCGCCCATGCTTCCAGACGAGAGATTCAACAAATATGCGTTGGTATATGCTAAAGCAAATGGGTCTACGTATGCTCCGCCTGTTACTCCGCCCGATACACCGCGGCGATACAGCGCGCGCACTTCCACTATTTCAGTAGGCAAAAAATACACGTTTTGTTCAGGCTGAAGTTCCATAAACACATAACTTTCTTCAACTGCATTGGAACTTCTTTGCCGATAACGAGCAATAGCAAAGTCAATTGCCGTGTTGTAATGCTCTGGATCCAGTTCCAAATCAATGATTTGATCGCCCAAAAACAATTGAATTTCTTTAATCAACTTTTGACGAGCTTCTTGATTGGATTTGGATTCTTCTAAGCTTTGTACCATTTTGAGTTACCTCTTGACTTTGTATTTACCTATCCGCGGTATTTATCAAAACCGATAAATAAAACACAAGGAAAATACAATGCCACGACTGAGTTTATGGGATGTTCGCAAACGCAACGATTATAAGTTTTTTGATCGACAAACACGCGAATTCTTCTATGTGGGTGGCACTGCTATATATGTACACAAATATAGTGGACCTGCTGCTGTAAACGACACTACTACTGAAATTCGTCCCGAAGGTGATTGTTCTCAGCCCACATACAAAGGATCAGATATTCCTCCCGAATTGCAAATACAAGACTTGTTCTTTTTGGAAAATCGAGATCGTTCGTATGATCCCAACATTTATGAACTACGTGGAATTTACACAGTAAACGACAACGACTTTGATTTAAGACAATTTGGCATTTTTCTATCTAATGACATTTTGTTTATCTATTTTCATTATAACGACATGTTGGATCGAATGGGCAGAAAGCTAATGAGCGGCGACGTGCTGGAATTGCCTCATATTCGTGAAGATGCATTTTTAGACCCAAACACTCCTGCTATAAACAAATACTATGTTGTAGAAGATGCCAGTCGTGCTGCTGAAGGTTTTTCCATGACTTGGTATCATCACGTTTGGCGAGTTCGAGCAAAACCCATTCAAAATCAACAAGAATTTTATGATATTCTCAACTCTCAACCCACAGATGCTGCTGGAAATATCCCATTAGATACCAATATTGGCAATCCTGATGGAATTACTATCGGTGAAGCAGCAACAGGCGGGGGGCTAACAGAACAAGAAATAGCAAACGCAATTGATGCACAAGCAACATCACAAGTGCCATATCGAAATTACATACATGGACATTTGTATTTGTTTCCTTGCACAGATACATTTAAATACCCACCTACTCTAGCGTTTGGTGACGGCATGATTCCAAATGGTGCATACCCTGTAGGTCGTGGAATGGCATTTCCACCAAACCCGCAAGAAGGAGATTACTTTCTTCGAACAGACTACGAACCTTACGTGCTTTTTGAACGAAAAACAAATTTATGGAAGCGTGTAGAATATGTATGGAACAAACCTTGGAGTCCCGCATCGCGTGTGCTAGAAACATTTATCAACAATGACAACGCACACACTGATTCGTATGGCAAACCATATCCAGAAAAACAATATTTATCCAAAACCGTTCCACCTCAAGTGGATTTTGGAACAACTTACCCCAACGACGACCCAAATGGAGAATGTAAAACATGAAAACATCAAAACAAGGCATAGAATTCATTGCTGCACACGAAGGCAGCGTGAAAAAGAACGGATTGCATTGGATTTACGACGATCACACCGGACGCGCCATAAACGGTTATAACGCACGTGGCTTTGCTACTATTGGCTATGGACATTTGATTACCGAAGCCGAAAAGCAACAGGGCTTGTTTTTAAATGGCATTAACGAAGATCAAGCCCTGGAACTGCTAGCCAGAGATTTGGAAATTGCCGAAGGCGCAGTAACTCGCGCTGTAAAAGTGAATTTGGAACAGCATGAGTTTGATGCGATAGTTAGCTTTGTGTTTAACGTTGGTGCAGGCAACTTTAACTCGTCCACGTTACTTCGTCTGCTAAATGCCGGAAACAAACGCGATGTTCCTGCACAATTCCTGCGCTGGACCAGAAGCAAGGGTATTGAACTTCCGGGGCTAGTTCGTCGTAGAAGAGACGAAGCCGATCTGTTTGCAACCGGAGTGTATCGTCACTAATGACAGAAAAATTAGACTTTTGGTACGATGGACAAATTAGAAGATTTTTAATGCAGTTCACGCGGGTGTTCACAGTGTTTTCATATGCTGCTGGCACAAATCCAGATGGCACATTGCGATTGGTACCAGTGCCAGCTCGATATGCATCAACTGATCGTATGGTTTCTTCTATACAAAGAAACAATTCCGAAAACAGCATGCTTTCAGTGCCAATGATCACCATATACTTAAGTGACTTGGAAATCGATAGAAGTCGAACACAAATTGACGAATATGTGGAAAAACGCCAAGTGTATGAACGCGAATTTGACGAAGAGCTGAACGAATACAACTCAAACGTTGGAAATACTTTTACGTTAGAGCGTAGAATGCCAGTGCCCATAACTTTGAAAATAAATGCGGACATTTGGACTTCCAATACCGAACAAAAACTTCAAATTTTCGAACAGCTTTACATATTGTTCAACCCAGGGCTGGATTTGCAACACTCCAACAACGTGTTTGATTGGTGTGCTCTCACTGTTATAGAACCTGAAAGCATTTCCTGGAGCTCTCGTTCAGTTCCTATTGGCACCGATTCTGAAATCGACATTATGACATTGAGTTTTCGTGCGCCAATATGGATTTCTCCTCCTGCCAAACTCAAGCCTCAAAAAATCATACACCAAATCATCACAAACATATCCGACATGTACAACATGGAAGGCATGAATTGTGGCGAGGGCATTAATTGGGACGGGCAAGATTTGATGGCCCGAGCAATACACACTCCTGAAAACTATCAATTGAGAGTGGAAGGCAACACACTTACGCTGCTGACCTCTGGTGGAAATGAAACAATGCCAAACGGCGATGTTCCCACATGGCGTGCATTGTTAGACAACTTTGGTAGATTCCGACCCAACATATCTGAAATTCGGTTGCGATATATTGAAAACTTAGAAGACACATCAAAAGACATACGCGGAAACATTTCGTTTTTGCCTGAACCTAACAAACTCAACTGGAGCATTGATCCTACCACACTACCAGTAAACACGTTGCCCGACATTAACGGCATAATCAACCCACATTCTGTTTTCCCTGGAAACGGGTTACCTATGCCTGAAAACGGACAACGTTATTTACTGGCGGAAGATTTGGGCCCCAACTCACAAGGATGGGGAAATGTGACCGGCAAACGCAATGACATTATCCAGTATCTGGGAAGCAACTGGATTGTGGCATTTACCGCAGCCGGAAGCTTTGATCAACAAATATTGTTGAATTTGGCGTCCTTAAAACAGTTGCGATGGACCGGACAAAAATGGGTGCTAGCAGTGGATGGAGATTGGTTACCAGGCACATGGCGAGTGTTTTTATAAAATTGGCACTTGACAATTTGAAATAAAAAGCATATCATATGCTATGAAAATAAATGAAGTGAAACAAAAATACAAAATATTTATAGATCTGGACGGAGTGTTGTGCGACTTTGAAAAAAAAGTCCAAGAAATTTTCGGCAAGGATCCTAAAGAAATCCCACTGAAGAACATGTGGCGGCGACTTGCTCAAGAAAAAAACTTTTATGGCGAATTAGATTGGATGCCAGGCGGTAAAGAAATTTGGACCTATGTTCGCAAATACAATCCAGAAGTGCTAACAGGCGTACCGATGGGCAACTGGGCACCTGACCAAAAAAAGTATTGGTGTGCTAAAAATTTAGGCCATGACGTTGTTGTTCATACAGTATTTGCCCGTGATAAAAAAAACTTCGCCGAGCCCAATCATATTCTAATTGATGATACTGAGAGCAACACACACAAATGGACAGAAGCAGGCGGGATTGCTATACATTACAAAAATTTTGCTCAAGCAATTGGCGAACTAAAAAAGATGGGGCTATAAAAGAACCCAATACTACTAGATGGCAAAAATGAAAGTCGTTAACACTTTTGAAAGTGCGCAGACAAATCTTCTGTCGCTTGTTCCTGCCAAAATATTAGCGGATTTAAAAACACTGGAATCCGCATTTGCCAAAGCCAACAAATCTGTGCGGCTGGTTGGCGGATCTGTGCGTGATATGTTGTTGGGAAAATCCCCAAAAGATTACGATTTAGCAACCACTGCTACTCCAGAACAAATGCTGGAAATTGGCGAAGCCAATCAATTTCAAACCATTCTTACCGGGATCAAACATGGCACAGTCACGTTTGTTGTAAACAACGAAAATTACGAAATCACCACATTACGAACTGAAAGCAATTTTACCGGGCGACATGCCGATGTGGAATGGACAACAGATTGGGAAAAAGATGCTGCACGTCGTGACTTAACTATTAATGCAATGAGCTTGAGTTTAGATGGAACGTTATACGACTATTTTGATGGGCAAAAGCATTTGCAATCCGGACAGGTGAAATTTGTTGGTAATGCCAATGCACGAATACAGGAAGACTATTTGCGCATTTTGCGATATTTTAGATTCCTAGCAAAGCTACCAAACGCTAAGTTTGACCGGGAAACAATTAACCATATAAACAACATTGAAGGGCTAAGTCGTATATCAGGCGAGCGTATTTGGAGCGAAATCAAACAAATAGTGCTGCTGCCTAATGCACGAAATGCATTATATTTAATGACCAAAACCCATTTACGTGACATGTTCAACCTGGATCGCAAATCAATCACTCGTCTTTTTACAAAAATACGAACACAAACTCAAAACCCAATAACATTGTGGCATGCAGTTTCGCGTATGCATGCTGACGAAGCAGAAACAATGTTTAAATTGTCCAATACAGAAAAGCAACTATACAAGTTGCTGGAACAATATCGTAAAAATTATCAACTAAAAGATCTAAAAAAAATGATTGCTTTGAAAAAAATGTCAAAAGAATCAGCTGTGGAGATTGCAGTTGGAACTCTTCATTTTCAAGACGCTAACCAACTGCGATCATGGAATCCGCCTGCAGTTCCAGTAACCGGTAAAGATTTGATTGAACTTGGCATACACTCTAATTCTGAACTAGGCGCAAAGTTAAATTTATTATATTATAGATGGGCAGAATCCAACTTTACTTTAAGTCGAGAACAGTTACTTTCGTCACTAAACACTAAATAGAGTAACATATTTTAAGGACCAATTCATGCAAGCTTACGAAGTTCACAAATTTGTTT